GCAAACCCTTGCGGGTTTGATCTCTCTACGCAAGAGCAACAGCAACTGTTGATCATGTGCATTGAAATTCGACCAACCTGGTCCTTGTCCCGCAAGGGACATTAGTGACAATACCATCACTGGCTGGCTGTGGTCCATTAAGCGTAGGACCAAACAGAACAGTCTGTACCCCCGAAGGGTACGAGAGGTGATGTTAGTAGAAGTCAGGGACAGCGGTTTGAGACGCCGTCGTCCGAGATCTACTATTGAGTACAGGAGTTCTAAGGAACTTGAAACTGCTCTAGATGCCGTCAAATCATACCCCTCTTTCGAGAGGCTGACTAACGGTGGACCTAGAGTAGTGACCCTGGTAGCAATCGTATGTCTACTTTGGTCACGCAATTAGTTCCAGACGACTTGGGGGGTGTCGTCTTTCTTCTTCGCACTAACCTTTTGCTTAATTGTTAAAATTTAAAATGAGTAATATTAAAACAACTAATGCAAAACTTCGGCCTGAATTTGAAAATAAGGGGGTTCAAAAGAAACAATTTCTTCCCATTAAGAAATTGTCCAATTTTGGACGCCTCTTACTTTGATTATTCGCAACGTATGACGATAAGCGCCAGATATTCATGATGATATCTGCTTTTAGTACTATGATTAAGAAGAATGGAAGTGTCTTCTTAGTCCAGTATCTAAAAGAGTCTCACAGATTGACTCTGCAAGCTCTGGCTGGTACTCCACAGGAATGTAAAACATTCCCAAGAGTCGCCACTCGTAGAGGCTTACCATTGATCATACCTGGTCCTCTTCGCCTTCATGTTGAGCGAAGGGACACTGTACGCATTCAATTAGTATTAAGCTTATTGTCTGTGTACCGGGTATTGAAGATTCCTGCCACCCTTAAAATAGAAACGATAACAGATTCGTTCAAGGGACTGTCACCTACTCTACCTGAGTTCGAGATAGTGGAATCTTTAAAGGCACTGCGTGTTAAATATAATTTTATTATATTTAAGGACGCAGAACTAATGCCTACGTGTTCAGCTGGTCCTAACTCGAAGACTTCTGTATTGGGGGCTACTATCGACGCATGAGCGTTTAAGCAGTCCCCTTTACTTCATTCTTCTTTTAAGATCCTCAGTCAGACCACGGGACCCAACTTATCGGAACTTCTTGATAAAGAGATTGAGTACCTTCCTACCTGATTCTCATTACTAAAAAGTGGGGTGAAGGAGGAACTTGAATCTAAACTAAAATTAGGGAAACTTTCCCAAAAGTTAGAAGCAGCTGGTAAGGTTAGAATATTCGGTATAACCGACGTTTGGACGCAGTCTCTCTTGAGACCACTCCATGATGCAATCTTAAGATCACTTAGTACCATAAATATGGATGGTACTTTCGATCAATTAAGACCGATCCGTCTGTTATATGATCAGGGTTACAAAGAAATGTTTAGTTTCGATCTAACCGCTGCCACCGATAGACTACCTATCCAACTGCAGAAACAAGTGCTCGCAGAATTGACTTCAAAGGAATTCGCGGACCATTGGGCTAACCTTCTCGTTGGAAGACCGTGGTACCTTAAGTTTGTTCCCTACTATTATAGTGTAGGGCAACCTATGGGTGCCTTGTCTTCCTGAGGGATGTTAGCACTGACTCACCATGTAATGGTGCAAGTCGCGGCGCGAAGAGCCGGTAAACTTGATTTCAAAGCCTATGCTCTACTGGGGGACGACCTAGTGATAGCCGATAAAGCTGTCGCTGACGTTTACCTTAGTTTGGCTAGGGATCTTGGAATTGAGATTAACCTGTTCAAGTCTTTGGTGTCTGAAACTGCAGTTTCTGAGTTCGCTAAGAGGATCTTTAGGGATGGTGACGATCTGTCGCCACTACCCCCAAAGCTTGTTCTTAGCTTACTTAGAGGTCTCCGTAACCTACCTAATGTCGTGAGAGACATGGTAAGTCGGGGACTCTCTGTTCAAACCGAAGTACTGCTAAGAGATGCAACGGTCAAGCCAAATGTTCTGTGAGAAATCATAGGACCTTTGGGGTTCGTTGACTCAGGAGGTCTATCACCATTTCTGGGAGATAGAGCGCTTCTTGAGGACGAGCTCCGGCGCCTATGCTTCTCTTGTGTCACCTTAGTAAATCGCAAACTGATAAGAGCTTTCTATGATAATCAGAATCGTAGCATGCTACTAATCAGTAAACTCACCAACTTGATTTACGACGGTGTGTATGAGGTTATACCGCAACACCCTGATAAGTATGTTAAGGAGTTCACGTATGTGAACCCTTCTGGCACTGAAAGCCAATTTGTTGGTTTTCAGTATCCGGGTAACGTAGAGCCCATTTTAGTGGACTTTAGCTACCCTTTGGATACGCCTGCCCTTCAGTTCATCACCCAGTTGTTGATTGAGAAAGTTACCACTTTAAACTCTACTCAACCTAACCAACTTGTGATGCCTGAGGGACCTTATACTTATGAGAGTACTGCGCTATTTATCAAACAAGCCTACGAAAAGTTGGATTCCCTAGATGGTCTCGCTATTCCGGACCTTACTATCAAGCAGAAACCTGCTCAGATAGGTCAAGGGAAAATGAAGTTCTACCGAGAGTTAGACGCTGAGTTCAATAGAAACGCTTACAAGGCATAAGTCCTATGATGTGTTACGATCAAAGGGTTCCTTACACCTTACGTAAGGGGTTCTCTCAGTTGCTGTAAAAAGTGACTGGGCGAAGGAGTCCTAAAAGGATTCCCATAACCGGTATTCCCGG